CACGCCATAATAGCTAAACCAGAACTTATTGATGCATCATGCAGTGTTCTATTATTTATATTAAATTTTGCCCAATCTTCTAAAGTACGTTGAAAATATAAATCTCCATAATTATCACCAGTATATCCTATAAAATTTTCTATATAATCTTCTATAGCCGCTGCGTGAGCTTGTTTAATATCTTCACTTGAATTAGGTATGCCACCTATTTCTCTTTCTGTTATTGATAATTTATTGTAAATTTTATCCGGTCTATTCATAGAATATCCTCTATATCCTCTTCTTTTTAAATAATATAACAGTCTTGGTTTGTTATTTTCTGCAAGCAGTGGCATTCCATAAAATACTAATGCCATTAAAACATCTTCAAAAAATATTTCAGCTGTTTGTGGTCTTGCTATATATTCTAAAAAAAACATATTAGGAGGAACATCCTCCATTGTAAATTTAGTTAAACCATGCAAAGATCCTTTAGAACCTCTTCCATCAACGGTTCCAGAAATATCATAAGGATCACACCCAAATGATCCACAATCTAAATTTCCAGGATATTTTATACCATTTTTAATATTATATCTATTTTGTAAATTAATAGGTGGTATCCAAGTTATAAAAAATCTACCATTATTATTAGGAACAAAAATTACTCTAGTATCCTTAATCCCATTTTCCCACTTAAAATTACCTTGACTAACAACATTTGTATTTCTTAAATCTTCATTGTAATCTATTTGTTCGTAGATTTTAGTAAGATTAAAAAGAGATTGTTTTGCCTCATCTCTAAATGCATGCTTTTCAGTTCTTGGAAATTGTCTATAAAATTCATTTAAACTGTCTTGATCATCTTTTAATCCTTCTACTTCGTTTTCCCAGTGAGAGATAACCCCGATATTAATTTGTGATCCGTCAATCCCTTTAACGGCTTTTTTTGGAGTTTCGAATACAGGTATCCCATAAGTGTTAATGTATCCTTCGTAGTTCCATTCCATAGGTATGAACAAACTATATAATCCTGAATTAGTCTGTCCATTGCGGTTTCTTTTTGTAACATCTGAGGCATCATATAATTTTTTAAAGTTATCTCCACCTTTAGCTAAAGCATTAGATGTAGATCCCATCATACATTTTCCTACTATTCTACTACCTAATCTTAACGTTGTTTTCGTGACTCTCCAGTTGTTCTGGATATTATCAGGCCTCTCCCATTTCCCTGACTCATCGTGGGCAAGGAGTTGTAACTTCTCCCCATCATAGGAGTTGTCGCCGGTATTCTTCCAATCGATCGTGGTGTCGAGACCCTGTAGCTCTTCAGCTTTGGTATTCTGGTCCAATTTTTTTCTGGTAAGTTTCGAGGCAGGGACTCTATAAGCGAGTTCCGTCTTGGGGCGGTCCATACCGTCCTGGATTGGTTTGAAAAAGAACGGGTAATTAATTGATATTGGTACAACCTTATCTGTAAACATCTTTTTCGCATCTGCTCCAGTCTTAGATAATATTCCATATCGCGAATCTGAGGATATAGTGGCCTGGTGTACCAGTTCTGAGGATGCCATAAAAGAAAATCCCGATCGGCGGTTCTTAAGGTAGCACATTCCATAACACCTATTATCGGATTTACACGCTTCCCAAAAAATGAAGAAAAGTCTGTTAGATTCTCTGAATTCTGGCTTCCCAACATCAATCTTGGTCCACTGCAAGTACATATAATGAGAACCAGTAAGATAAGTGGGAATACCTTGGTTATAAAACCAAAAACCTTCTTCACGTCTTTTAAATTCTTCATCAATGTAATCATACCATTTATTTTTAAAATCTAAAGAAGTATTATCCCAATCAAAAACTGTTTTAAGTCTGTCTAAAACTTTAGGATAATCAAACACTTCCCAGATTTGTTCTTCTTTTTTATTTGATCTTTTATATATTGTTTCTTTTAACGGTAAAGCAATTTTAAGACCTTGGATTTCATATATTTCCCCAATTTGGCCAGTTTTGCTAATAACCACGATATCATGCTCTTGATCGTATCCATATTTCCATTTTTTATATCTGTTATTTCTTTTTATTATTTTTGGTTTAATATGATCAGATAAAATTTTATATAGAGTTTGTTTATATGTCATTTTGATCTACCCTCGGCAAAACCTTTAAAGTTATTACCTCTGTTTTCTTTTTTTATTTCTTTTAACATATTCTCTTCTTCTTCTATACGATTTAATATTTCAAAAGCATCAAATACAGCTAGTTTTTTTGTTGCAGCAGCGTTTTTTAATCTATCAGCAGAAACATCATCTTCTGAATCTACAATTTTTTCTTTAGCTACTTTAATTAATTCTTCAACTGCTTTTTGCCCAGCTTGGATTATACTCTGTTTGGTTTGTTTTGTGTTCATATTTAATTACAATATCATTTGATTCCATGCAATATAAAAGTTCATTATTAATTATAAACTCAAATTCTCGCATAGGTTTAAACCCTACTATATCCCCTGGATTGATTTCAAGTGCTTCTAATGAACTATTACCATATTTTAGTATACCTTTATTCTTTATTATTTTTTCACCTTCTAATAAAGGTTTTACAAAACAATAATTTTCATGAGTAATCCATGCATTTTTATAATACATATATATTTGAGATGGAATTGCAAAGTATAAATTGTCTTTAAAATATTTTGTACTATTTACAGATTTACCTTTAACATTATAATATCTTCTAAATATGTTATGATGTACAATAACTCTATCTCCTTTTTTTATTTTAGTATTATATACAAGTGGAACACTTACAACTTCAGCTTCTCTATTTATAAATTTATGATTAGATATACTAGAATTTATAATTAATTCTTTATTTTCAATATTAATTTTATTTTTATATCTTTCACCAATAGGTTTTATAATAAACTGATATAAACTATCCATTAATATTCTAAATCATATTCTACAGAAATCGCCATTTGAGAATTAAATTTTTTCCAAGGTAAAATTTCATCTCCTTTTTTTATAAATATATTATAAGACTGCTCTTCTTCATCGTTTAAAATATGAGAAATAGTATGACCACCATACACTTGTTGTCCAACAGCATAGTGCATGGCATCATTTTTATAATCAGATCCAATACTGATTTTTCTTATAATACTACTCACTAGCTTTTGTTTCTTCTGTTTTAGGTGCATCAATCATAGTATAACTACCATCTTCAAGATTAATATTTATACCACCATATTCTTCTTCTAATTTAGCTTTAAATTCTTCTGCATCTTGAACTATTCCTGCATATTTATGTAAAAGACCATGTTTTTGACTTTCTACAAAACCAATTTCTTTAAGATATTTAGTTATATCTTCTTGTTGTTGTTTTATAGTTTTTAGTTGTTCTTCGGTAATTTTACCAGCAACTTTATCTTTTTCATCACAAGATGAACATTTTTCTTCTTTTTTCATTTGAGTTAATTTAATTTAATTATTAATTTATTAATATAATGCTATCATTTCTGATGCCGTTGTTGCAGAATCGTTTGTATAAACTTTTCTAACCAACATATTTAAAGTAGTTCCAGCTGGAATACTTTGTATTGTTACTGTTTGATTTGGTGGAGCAGCTGCAAATTCTAATTTTATATCTCCAGTTCCACCTACATATAAATCAAAACCACTATAACCAGGGTCTGCTTCATATACTGCGTTTGTACCAGCATCAGCGCCTGTTGTTGGTGCTTGAAGATCAGTAACAGCTAAAGCTATTGATAAAGTACCTGTTATATTAGTTTGACCAAAAGCAGTATTTAAATCTGACGCACTAAATACTATTGTTTGTGTAGCAACCGCCATATTTGGACCAGCTCCTGGATTAGCAGGTGCACCTGGTGCAGCTCCTTGGTTTAATCCATC